TATCACATCAACTGTCCACCCATTGCCAATCATCTTGTATCGTTGTGTCTTGGACACACCCTCTGTATAATTATCAGGTAGTGTCTGTAATCTCTCACACTCAATAGGTGTTAGCTTTCTCCATGTCATACCTTCTACCACAACATTATCTTTTTGTACAGTAGTAAGACAATTAGTTTTATCATCATCTCTTATCTCCACTTGTGGTGTTAATGGTAAATCCATTTGATAATCTTTACGTACACCATCTGCATTTAATCTACGATTAACTATGCGACCACCCTTTGCAGAATACGTAGCTACCTTTGGTTCTCTATTGCCACCTTGCATGGTCAATAGTGTAGGTGCTTTACCATTCATGTGATACACTTCTTTTGTTGCTCTGTAATTGTAGTGTGCATATTCTTCTGCCTCTCCTACAGGTATCAGTCTATCAACAATAGTCATACCATTATTCCCTGCTCCCTTGTACATTGTAGCAGTAGCACACAAAGACTTTTGGTATGGGTGTTTGTGATGTCTAGCATTACGTTCATTGATTGGTACAGGTGGCTCTCCATGATCCTCTTGTAGTATATCTCGTAACACTAAACCTAGATCTTGCATAGGCTCAATAGGTATTTGCTCATACTTTCCATTGACAAGTTTACCCCACCAATAGTTTCTCCATCTGTTTTGTGCAGACTTCAAGCTAGAGTTTATCAACTGTGGTGCAAACCCCATGTGTTGTGTGATAACATCTTCAAACTCTTTTTTCATTCTGACATTCTCAAGTAACACATACTTTGGTTTTACCTCATTCATGATCTTAACAAACTCAAAGAATAACTTGGATCGTGGATCATCAAATGCCAACTGATCTCCTGCAAAAGAAAATCCTTGACATGGCGAACCACCCATTAGTAGATCTATGCTACCCTCAGTAGGTAATTTAATTTGAGTAACATCTCCCCATTGAAATGTATTGGGGAAGTTCTTTTGTGCTATCTGAATAGCATACTTATCTATCTCACAAGCAAAGTAGTTATCCACCTCAATGTTGGCTCGTTCCAAGGCTAACTGCCCACAACTCATGCCATCAAATAAACTTAGTACATTCATATCTATTCTCCTTATATATAAACTTTAGGGTTACCATTTTCTGTTGAGTCCATAAGAATCCAACCTGTCCAATCTTGTGGTATCTCTTTCCACTCTTTAGGTTTGTATTGGTTGTCATCATGTCTTTGATGTTTAAAGTAATCATCTTCATATGGATTATACTTTACTCTATCCCAATCAAGATGTAGCCTACCCTTTGCATAAGGTATGGCATTACCTTCGTAGATGTAGCCTACTGCGAAGGCATGAACATTCTTCTTGCCCTCTTGTCTCACTCGCTTTTGTCCACCCTTACGTACAACAAACTTAGCACCATCTTCTAGCACAAGATCTTTTTTATGATCTATTACTAGACCACTCTTGCAGTCTTGTATGCTCCACACATTCTTGTGTAAATTCCAATAGACTCTAACCTTTTTCATATCTAAACTCCTATGTAGCATGAGAAGAATAAAACAATTATCCCACTCACAATTAAAATTATTAATCTGTTATTATCATTAGGTAACATAGTTATACTCCCATTTTTATTTGGTGTCAATGTAAACTCTCATGTGTGTACAATCTCCCATGTTTGCACCATGATATGCCCTACCTTGTCCATACAATTCCTTCTTGAGGTGTTGTCCTTTCACTCTTATGTTGTATGATTCTTTATTAAGATACTTCCTACAGTTCTTGACAAACTCCTTGCCCTCTTCGTCTTGTGGTATCTCACTAAAGGTATAGTAGTGTCCTTTTGTAGTGCATTCATTATAGTAAGCATCTCTCCAATGAATTTTATCTTTAGTTTCTTGTTCTAACAACTTGTCTTTTTCATCTATAATAGCTTGTAGTCTGTCCTCTTGCTCTTTCAAGTTTGTTTTATACACCTCATGATTATGTTCATTAAAACTTTCTACTTGCTCTAGTTTAGCAGTTAAATCTTTAACTCTACCCATGTGCTTAGACCTGTCAAGCATATTCTCTTGGTCGCATAGCTTTACAAAAGCTCTGACCATATGTTGAAAGTCCATGTGTGAGATAGGTATATATCTATCTTCTTCTTCTGAATAGTATGTCTTGTAATTCAAATCATACATATCACTTGCAAGTTTACCTGTGGTTGTTGTTGCACCTAGCATAGTTACTACTCTATGTATTTTCATTTTTTATCTCCTCTGCTAAAAATAAATTACTACAAACTGCATAATATATAATACCATTACGTTCAATTATACTATGTATCTTACCTACACAAGTAACATCAATATACTTTGACTTTGCTACTACTTCTGTTCCTATTTCATATTCGTATGGCATTATTCATACTCCTTCTTCCATTCGTCTGTTGCACTTATTAACTTTGGGTTTACAGACATAATCTCACTTATGTAGGCATCTCCATACTCCCAACTATCGTATGTCATAGGGGATTTACACGCAGTAAACCATCTAGCATATTGGTTTTTATCTTCGTTATCTTTTACTTGATATGTTTTAAGTATCTTCCACTCAAAGTACATACCATTACTAGGGTTGTCTATCCTATATGTAGCATAGGCATTGTCTATATCTTTTGATTTTCCAAATTGATTTTTCATTTAGTTTCTCCTTTTTTAGTTTCAGTTTCATACCATTTTAATGCACTATTCATTATCATATTGGTATAGTTTATAGCATACCCACTACCCACTTTCAAGTCTTGTCTTGAAATTAATTCTTTATGGACATGAGTTATGTTATCCCAATTATCATCTAGCCTTTTACATAGGTTATCAAATTGATTATCAGTTAACACACTTTTATTATGTACATAGTACAAGTATGAACTCATTAAAAAATATGGTACTAACCTATTGATAGGTATATTATTTAATTCCATGTATCCTTCTCCATGCTACCCATGTTATAGCTTGTAATTCATATGCCTTGATACCTAGCTTTTTAGATGCCCTTGCATATGCTTTTTGAATGTCAAGGTACTCACTCTTTTTAATGTTAGTATTAGGTGTAGTCAATCCTTGCCTATCGTTGTAATATATATTCCTTGCGTGTCCATCAATAGTAATGTCTTGTTCATCGCCACTTATATTTCTAAAGAATGATACAATCTTTTTACCATTGAGTATAGTAATAGTTTCATCATAGGTAGGCATTGTCTCTAGTATATGCCATGCCTTTTGTTTCATTTTATGGTATGTACTAACCTTGATACTATCCATATCTTGACCATTGAGGAAGGCAGTACATAATTCTTCTGCATTGATTATGTTACGTTCCCATTTATTGTTAGGCGATAATGCACTCACTACACCTATCACAATATGAATTGGTAGCTCTAATTGTGTCGCAATTCTTTTGCAATCTGCATTAGCATTTACATACCAAGTTAACCCATGTTTTATTTCATTCGGATTAGCTAACTTGTATATTGCGATTATATTTTTAGTCGTTATCATATATGATACTCCCCATTTATTGATAGTTGTTCTTTACACTTAATGATAGCATTGTAAAACGTAGCCTTATCGAATCTGTTATTATGCCTTTTACAAAATCTCATTATATCTTGTATTGCTCCTTCGTCAAGGTTATTGTCTACAATAATCCCTACTAATTCTTGAAAATGTTTTCTAGTCATGTTGGTTGCTCCTTCTATTGTTAATCCTATTATATATGGGTACAATGCTATAAAGCATTGCACCTATGTAGCAATTATCCTGCAAAATGATTTAATGGTTTTACAGTCATAGCCTTTTCAAAAGCCATAGTGAATTTACCAAAGTGATACTGCTTAAATGTATCACCTTCGCTAATCTTAAACCACCCTCTAGACTTATTCTTTCTTAGTCTAAAGAATCCCTTCTTGTTTAAAATATTAAACCTACGACCTTTAGTTCCATCATTCAATGGTTTAGTAGCGATTGCAATTACAAACATAGTTATTCTCCTTATATAAGTTAAAGTGATATGGGCATTATACCCATATATAACAGGGAATGTAAAGAGGGTTGCAATAAAAAATTTAAATCGCAACCCCATTTAATATTTACCTTCATTATATGACATACGTATCTTGTTATGATTAGGTACTCATTTTAATTACTCAATCCAAGTATCTTTTATATAAACTTGTAGCTAACTTTTCATATAGTATAGTAGTGTAGATTTTTCCTCGCTTTCGCTTTGATTCCCACTTGATTAAGTTATTAAGGGAAGGCAGACTAGACAACACACAAAACTAGCCTCTTTTACTTTCTCGCCTACTTATCACTCGTTGCCACCCTAGGATTTCTCTAGTCGCACTTGTCCTATCTTTTACAAACTACACTTGGTCGTTTGTCTAGTGTTAGGGTGTTGCGTCATTCGTATATTTCACGTTATATACTCGATTGGCACACCTAGTTAGCTCACGTTTTGCCCACGTATGGATAAGCATTCGCATTTATCGTATAGGGAATTTGCCCTTGATAAGATCGGTTTTAGAGTCCTCACTCGCACCCATTTAGAGACTAGGTCGTATGTCTTTACTTGCTTAGATCGTTGCATTTTTAACTTTGTTCGTCAAGAGCTTTTTAAAATTTATTTTAGAAGGTCGTTATTTTAACTGTTATCTAAAATTAAAAAGTTCTTTTTGTTTCATTAGCAATTCACAAGACTTAGTTTCTCACGCTTGTAAAAAGAAAGTTCGTATCTTAAAAACTTTTCTTAAACTCTTATGAACTTGGTTAAGTTAACCTCGATCATGTGAAACATTATTATTCAAAATTTCATGAATGTAAATAGCTAGACTAAAAAAAAATTAATTAATTTGTTAAGTGATTGTTTTTATTGAATATTTTTTATGATATTTTTTTAATTATTTTAATGAATATGAAATTTTTTTATTTTGTATTATATAGTATGCAGATTTTATAGACGAATTTTGAATTGGGAAACAATGGGATATATTTAAGCATAATGAAGGATAAACAAGGGAAACTGTTAACTAATCAGTTACTTTAGATATAAAAAAAGTAGTAATATCAATAGGTTAGGTAAAATAAAAAAGATATTTTGAATATAAAAAGGTAAAAACAATAAAAAATCTGCAGAAAAGTAGAACAAAAGGTGAATATTGCAGGGTATAGCCACAGCCACACCCCCCGTACACGTTACGTATCATGTACAAATACACAGATTAGAAAATTCAACTGTTAACCACATAGGATAACTGTCAAATATATGTGTCAAGTAAAATATATTTTATTTTTGGGGTTGACAGATTCTAAAAAATCGGATATAATTATGTATAACTAGTCACTTAGATGTACATTTAAATGATAATAACTTAAAATATAAAAACACTTAAATGAACATTTAAATGAAATCCTATATATTCCCTCACGTACTAGCATAATTTTAATTAAGACTTGACAATGAAGAAAAAATCAGTAAAACTATATGTACCTGAAGGTAATATTTTAGAAGCATTCTATGATGCCTTACATAATAACACATTACATAAGATACATATTCCTCACAGTTCCGTATTCTACATTCGTGCTGCGATAGAAGCCAAGACAGGTGTTCGTTATACTTTAAAGCACGTAGAGAATGCTATGATAGCAGAAGGAATGTTAGAAGATGTTTGAAGCATTTGTGCTTGTGTGTCTGATTGGTACTAATAACGTATGTCATACCCTAGAAGATTTGGAAGGACCATACAAAACTGAGAAGCAGTGTGTTACTAGAGCATATGAGATAGCTACAGAGCTACCATCGTATATGCCAAACTATTATGCTTTGAAATACAAGTGTAAAATCGAAGAGGGTAAAGTTAAAACACAATGGCACACGAAAAAAGAAAAGCAGCATTACTCAAGAAGCATGGACTAAGTGGTGTAAACAAAGCAAAGCGAACACCAAATCATAAAACAAAGTCTCATGTTGTACTTGCAGTTGAAGGTCATAAGATGAAGTTGATCAGGTTTGGTCAACAAGGTGTAAAGGGAGCAGGTAAGAATCCAAAGACTGCTCGTGATAAAGCACGTAAGAAGAGTTATTATGCTAGACATGATGCTCAAGGTAAACCAACTACAAAGCTAAGTGCTAAGTATTGGAGTCATAAAGTAAAGTGGTGAGGAACAAATGACACTTAAAAAAATACCAGATACTAATCCCGGATTAAAAGCACTGAAACAAAAAGCACCCGATGTGGTCAAGAATATGGGTTACATGAAAATGGGTGGTATGATGAAGAAAAAGAAAACAGGGAATACTGACTATCGTAAGGGTGGTGCAGTTGGAATGATGATCACTATAAGTGACAATATGAAGAAGAAAGGAAAATAATCATGGCTATGAGAAAGAAAACCAAAATGTACTCTAGAGGTGGTGCAGGAATGGGAATGAAAAAGAAAACTAAAATGATGTCCAAAGGTGGAGCAACAAAGAAGAAGACCAAAATGATGTCAAGGGGTGGTGCTGCTAGACGTAGATAATGTCGTATCTCATTAGTAACATCCCACACTTCAAGTGCTGGGTGCGAAGAGAGTTCACTTGTAATCATCAAAACTATCATGGTGAGTTCCTTCATGCGTTGGCGATAGCTGTAAACACAATACCTGATAGGTCATTAAGTTTCCAAGTTGTATTCACAGGTTGTGAGATAGACATGGAAGATGGTCCTGAAGAAAACGTGCATGGTGGTGCTATGTGGGCAAGGATGCCTATACAAGCACTCGTAGCAGATATACCTGTAGATGATTGGGCAGAACCTATGGAAGACCATTTGTGTCAACCTTGGGATTGTGAGTCAAGAAATCATGTAGTCACAGTAATGGATAGAGTTAGTTCATCTCCGTGGTTGTGTAAGATTGACAACGACTTCTACACAGGTAAGTATTTATTTACTGTAGATTATACAGATAGTGATATAGCAGACGATCCTGCTCAACATAAACAATCACACGTGATGTATTTGTTGGATGCAGGTAAGTGGACAGGTAACGTGGTTGCACTTCCTAACAACAGAGTTAGAGCAACAAGTCCTGCTCTGTGGAGAACAGGTGAGGGTGCTCCTGACTTTGCTCCTTCCCAATGGATTCATTCTGCAGAATCACATGAGTCTTATTTAGACCCTTCCGTAACTTTTAACAATTTATATTCCGATGGTAGCGAAACTAAAAACAATCAGAAGAAAAATAAAAAGTAAACAAAAGTTAGGTTTCTCTGAGAGAGCTAGAGCAGTTAGCAAGGGTTTACTTCCATCAAAGGCAAAGAAAAATGGCACTAAAAAAAGCTAAGAGTACAATTAAAAAAGTAGCAGGTAAGCTAAAGAAGGCTAGTAAAGCTCATGCAGGACAAGCAAAGGCTCTGTCAGCACTTAAATTAAAAAGTGGTGGTAGCACAGTAAACAAGGCAGGTAACTATACTAAACCTACAATGCGTAAAAATTTATTCAATCGTATCAAAGCAGGTGGTAAAGGAGGTTCACCCGGTCAATGGAGTGCGAGAAAGGCACAGATGTTGGCAAAACAATATAAAGCCAAGGGAGGAGGATATAGAGGATAATGCCACACTACACAAAGAAATTAACAAAAGTAATTAAAGGATTAAAGAAAGCATCTAAACTTCATGCAGGTCAAGCAAAGACTTTGACTAAAATTAATAAAGACCAAAAGAAGGGATACAAGAAAGTTGTCAAAACCAAAAAAAAGAGATCCTAAAGTTGGCACAGGTAAAAAACCAAAAGGTAGTGACAGAAGACTATATACGGATGAAAACCCTAAAGACACAGTTAGCATCAAGTTTGCCACCCCAGCAGACGCAAGAGCCACAGTTGCAAAAGTTAAAAAAATTAATAAACCATATGCGAGAAAGATACAGATACTTACAGTCGCTGAACAACGAGCTAAAGTGATGGGCAAGACTGAAGTTGTAGCAATATTTAAAAAAGCAAAAGAACAATTAAAGAAACAACATGAACGAAAAAAGAAAAAATAAATGTGAGACTTGCGAGTGCTACGATTGTGATGTAGATGAGTGCAACTGTGATTGTCATGATGAAGATGATGAGGTGCAAGGAGCACCTGTGTGATTGAGTTTCTTCTTGTGTTTATGATTGACACAAGAGTAATAAATCAAATACAAAGATTTGAAGATATCAATGAATGTTTATATTTTGCAGAACGTCTGCATAACCAACCCCCAATACCAACAGAGGATGGAAATCAACGAATAACTGCATATTGCAAACCTATAAGGAAATAAAATGTTAGCAGAACTAGCTGCAGCTAATGCTGCTTTCGGAATAATAAAAAGTTTCGTATCCAACGGAAAAGAACTTTCAGGGTGTGCAAAACAGATATCAGATTTTGTGTTCTCAAAAGAACAAATAGAAAAGAATTTAAAAAAGAAAAAAGCTAAAGGTGTAGGAGGTGGAGACCTAGAAGAGTTTATGGCTCTTGAGCAAATAAAAGAAAAAGAAGAAGAACTTAAAAAGATAATGATTTATCTAGGAAGACCCGGACTTTGGCAAGATTGGCAATCATTCCAAGCAGAAGCTCGTAAGTCAAGACGCTATCAAGAAAAGATGGCAGAGAAGCGTAGACAAGAAATTATAGAGTATGCAGGATACGGAATAGGATTTATTATAATACTATTCTTTGCAGGTGTGTTAGCGTGGTTTGCTGGTAAATGGACAGGAAAATTTTAACACCTTGCATCGGTGTATGTAAATTAAAAGATAATATTTGCATGGGATGCAAGAGAACTATAGAAGAAATTAAGGAAGCATACGAATGGCACTTGCAAAATCACAAAGGAGCTTAAAGGCTTGGGGTAAACAGAAGTGGCGAACCAAATCAGGTAAACCTAGTACACAGGGGTCAAAAGCAACTGGTGAACGTTATTTACCTGAAAAAGCGATTAAGGCTTTATCTGCCAGTGAATACGCAGCCTCTTCGGCTGCTAAACGCAAAGCGACTAAGAGAGGTAAACAATTTTCTAAACAACCCAGCAAGACTGCAAAGAAAACATCAAGATTTCGTAGATTCAG